CCTGCTGCTTGGTTTACTGACCCTGCACTGTCAACATTACCTACACTTGTTTCAGATGCGTCATTGCTAAATGATGTACCAGCTTTCCAACACCAAGCGACTTGACTATAACCAGACTGATTATAAAACGAACCCATTGTGAATCCGTCACTGTCAAATGAGGCAACACCACTTGATGTATCTTCAGCCGAAGTAGCATGTGATTGTAAACGCTTTGTTGCTCCGCGAACCGAATCCGTCAATAGGTGTCCCTGAGCGACACTTCTACTTTTTACCCAAACCCAATCTGGTTGAAAACCTACGCCAGTAATAGCATTTGATGACGAGCCATCTCCAGTGAACAACACTGTATTAAAATGGTCATCAGCTTGAGTGTCTTGTCCAGGACCTATTGTAGGGTCTGGTAGGCTGGAAGCGCAAAGAGCTTTAAACCCTGTTGGTACGGCATAGAAAAATTCACCATTACCATCACTATCTGAGGCAACCGCAGATCCGCTTGTTTTATTTCCAGCAAAACTATCATCTTGACCAAAATTAAAAATAAATGAAGATGTGCCATAACCCATTAACCACGGGAATTTATAGTGATCATCAGGTGCTTCAGATGCAGTGTATGTAGAATTTGCGTTTGCGCCTGTTGACGGGTTACTTGTGCCTGATCCTGAATTTATGTATTCACCATTAATGTGCCAATAAAGTTTTCTATTATCAAAATCTGCGGCAACACCTATTATATCTCCTGTTGTTGGAGCATCTCCAGCACTATGTGCGCCACTGTGTGCAAACTGTTGTGTGGATATACCACTGGATGTATCCCCCCAATCAGAGATATAAAGATTGCTACTTGTAAAATAACCAAAACCTGTGAATGAGGCTTGTTCTGCATCAGCCGCGCCAGCATTAGTTGGGAACTCAACATTTCTAAGTCCATTCATGCCAGCAACCATCCAACCAATCATCCAAGACGGATATCCAGCTTCATTGATATAACACTCGTAGTAGTATTTACCTGTCTGAACACCATGAGTTGCTATGGCCTGAGAATAATTACTAGCTGTGTTTCTAACTTTTAAATTACCTTCAGTAAAAGCTCCAAAAACAGACTGACCCTTGCCAACAGTAACTAACCTATTCATTATTGGGAAATTATTAGTCGGGCTATCTTTCAATACATCATATTGGGTTATACCAGATACCGCAAAGTTATGCCCTTGCCCAGAACTGTCGTCTCCAATATTTGTAGTGGCTGTGGTTCCTTCAGAAGTAGTTGCTGTGCCTGTGTTTGCAAACTCAAGTCTAAAACCATTAGCCCCAAAAGTTAATCCAGACGTATTTTTAGGAACCCATACACCATCTTTGGTTTCGCCAAAACTATCTGGACCAGCGGCTACGCCATCTAAAACATTTACGTCGGCCACCATTCCGCCACCATAAGTTGATCCAGAATCAAAACCCATGTAGCTTACGTTTGTGTTTCCCAGCCAGCCCGCAAAAGTGGCACTGCTTGATGGATAGTTTGAAGCATCGCCTTGATCCACACCATTAATGTAGAGCTTTACTCTGTCCGTATCAGTTGACTCATCCAATTTAATTTTTACAACAATATTAAACCATGCGGATGGATCTCTTAACTTAAAAGTCCATTTTGGATATCCACTTGATGTTGAATTAAATATTACTTGAATTTGATTATCTTCTCCAATCCAAATAGCATCATAATTTGTGCCTTTACCATACCAAAGTAGATGATAAACTCCTGGCTCAACTCGTTTGACCCAGCTTGAATATGTCATGGTGTTAGTGCTACCGCCAGAAACACTGGTTCTTGATAAATAAGCACTATCTGCTGTATTCATACGCAAAGATTGACCAATTGAATGGCTATAAAATGTACCTAACGCACCTCCAGGAGAGCCAGAGCCGCCAAGTCCACCGCCATTTGATTTAATTAAACTCATTAGGTCAAAGCTCCAGAAACTGTAACCAACACTTCGTTATTTCCTGTGCCTATACAGAAATAAGATAATTGATACACACCAGCACTATTAAGAGAGGTGGCGGCGGTTGCATTTATGGCTATTTCACCACCATAAGTAATCGTTTGACCATTCGGATTATTAAAATGAATGTTACCCGACTGCCCTGCTATTTCGTTAGCAAATGATAACAAACAGCCATCACTCGCTACAGTAATAGAAAAATCATTACTTAACGCCATATCGCACTCAGCCGTGTCTGGACTGCTTCCAGTGCCTAAACTAACAGGAGTTACTGTGCCTACCGCTCTTCCTGCAACAGTTACGTCATTATTAATGGCTAAAGAGACGTTATCTTCAACAGTCATAACGGCAGTGCCGTCTCGTTGTTGGAAGATAATGTCTTTTGCGTCCACAACAGGCTTAATCACAACATCACTTGATGAGTTAGTGATATTCAGTATCTCTGTTCCACTAGCCAAAAACTTAAAATCATTACCAGCAGCATCAAGTTGAATATCCCCAGCAGTGTCTATGATTAGATCACCTGTGTCATTAACAATGTAAGAATTAGTGCCACCATGATACAGATTCAGATCTTCACCTGCGCCTATCGTTAAACGACCCACAGCACTATCGCCTGTCAGATCATCAGCATCAGCATCTTGACCGATGCTAAGATTGCCGTAACTTGCACTAAGATTAGTTAAAGCATTTACAACAGCGGCTCCACTACCTGCTCCATCAAGATAAACCATAGCAGTATTGCCATTAGCTATGGTAACTGTCGCCCCTGAACCTTGTTTAATAATAATGTTGTATGGACCACTAGAGCCACTATCTGTTGTAGCGTTCTCAATGATGTGAACTCGACTAATCGTGTTAGGATCAATGGTAATGGTGCAGTCGGAATCTAAAGCACCAGTATACTTAATGTACATAGATCTAGCTGGGTCAGTTGATCCATCAGCTATTGTGCTTGTATGAGTATTTGCGTTAGTAGTTATAGCTTCAGTGCCAAACCCAAGTGCCTCTCCAATCAGCTCAAGATTAGTATTGGTTGTAGTTCCCCAAGTACCAGAACCATCGCCAGTACCCAGCTCATTAAGTCTTAAATCATTTACATAGGTGCTTGCCATTTTTCTGTCCTTATGCTGCTATGTCTGTCCAACTTGGTCTTTGTGATGGAACAACTGGTCTCCAAAGAACTTCTTCTCCAACTGATCCTGTAGCAGATACTCCTGTTACAGAAAATCCTAAAGATTGAATAGGTGCGCTTGTCCCTGTGCCTGCTGATGCTGTCCCTGATACTCCTGTGAGTGACACAACGATAGTTACAGACGGAGTTACAGTCCCTAAACTTGTTGTGCCAGCAGAACCTGTAACAGCGAAAGCTGCTCCAAGACTGAAACCTACACTACCTACCGAACCTGTACCTGCAACTCCTGTTACACTCACTGACGCAGAGGCGGCTACAGTTACACTACCTACTGAACCTGTTCCTGCAACTCCTGTGGGAACATGAATGTTAGAACCTTCTGTGGTAATAGAACCTACAGCCCCTGTTGCAGCTACTCCTGTTACCTCAACAGGTGCACCTTGGTTCCATGCCCCAGAACCCCAACTTCCTCGTCCCCAACCTGAAAGAAGATCTGACACAAGTTACCTCATTAGGCTATTCGTATAATAGCGTTACTCGCATCTGCTGTAGGAAACTGAATAGTGAAAGTTCCTGAAGTAGATGTTTTGTTGGAACTAAAATCCAACACCGCTACAGCTTTGTTGCTGTTTGTGCTGTTGTAGATCAACGCACCCATTGCAGTAATTGTTGCTGTAGTAAAGCTAAGATCAGCAAAATCGGTAAGAGCTGTAGTTCCTGAAGTTGAAGGAGCTACTTTTGTAAGTGTTCCTCCTCCTGTAGTATAAGTACCACTAGAGGCGACTTCGCCTGTTGTAACAAAAGCTGTTGTAGTTGCTCCTAAAGTGGCTGTAGTGCTTGATTTACCACCACTACCCTCTGCGTACAAAGCTAATTTAAACGCATTACCATTTGTTGCAAAATTGTGTGTACCTAGCAACAACTCTTGTTTGAACGCTGTACACATTGCTTGTGCGATTGCCATTATAGTCTCCTTATAATATTGGCCAAATCTTCATGACCTGCTCTCAATAAAGTCTGCGTTATCGTAGCTCGTTCTTGCTTTTTTGTAAATTGAACATAAGAATACAAAATATTTCTTATATTATCTCGAAAAATAAGAGCTTGATCTTTTATAGCAGGAGGTGCGTTATCTGAAACTAAAATAATTTTATCTAAGACTAAATCAACTATTTGTTCATCTGACAAACCACCTTCATCAGATGTCATAACATTAACTGTATTTACTTGAGCTGTTCCTAAATCAAGCACGTCCGTTTGCGTGATAAGTCACGCCCTCTATATCGTGTCTACCAATTAAAACACCCTCTGGCTCTGTAAACTCTTTTGGCTCTGGAGATTCTAAAGAAGTCTGTGGAACAATCATCAAACCCTCTTCTGAAAATCTTTGTACTAATGGATCATCAAGTCTATGGTATCCATATAACTTTTCATTTTCTGGAACATTAGAGTCTAAAAGAGAGGAATTTTTAGCCACTTCTACTTTTACGCCTTTAGATATTGCAACAGAACACCAAAACTCTACACAAGCTCGACCTGCCTCCGCAAAAGAAACATTCGATTTATATGTAAAATCAATACCATAAAAACTTATTTTTTCTACTTCTTTCCATATAGCATAAGCAACAGCGTATGCAACTGTATTATTAAAATAACAAAATCCAAGTTTTTTAACGACTTCATCTAACGGATACAATTCTATCTCTGGGATTCTTTCGTCTTTTTGGCAAGAATATATCGGAGATTTATTTTTATTTAAAAATTCTCTGGCAACCCCTGTTTGAGTTCCTGCTAAGTCACTATCTAAAAACCTAGAAACTGGATCCATCATAAATGTTCGGTCAACATGAAAAATAGCACCAATACTATTTATGCCCCAAACTTCATCAAACTCATGAGAGTTAATTTTCGCATTTACAAAATCAGAAAAAGTTTGCCCTAAACCAACAAGGGCAATAGATTTTCCTTTTAACTTATCTTTAACTTTTTTCATGTTCTATTCACTCTTACTAATCCATCCCTATAAGTATCTGTATTTTCCATAGCTTCGCCATAATTTTTAAGACGAGATAAAGACTCTACAAATCTATTTTGATAAAGAGTAATTAAGTCTGCCTCACCCTTCATAAACGTATACGCTTCAACTAAAGACCCATATAACATCGTATTCGGTGCATTGGTACTTAACCATGTCTTAGTTGTGTCTTCACCGATAGTAACTATTGTTCCTACAGCACCGCTTGTCCCTCCTGTAATTAACTCTCCTACAACAAAATCGCCTGTTGGAACGATTATTACAAACTCTGTAGCAGTTGTAAGTGTGTTAATCGTTGTAGTTTCTGCGCTCGTGCCTCCTGTTATTTTTTCGTTAGCTTGAAAAACCCCAGCTACATTATTGACTGTGATTGTTATTTTATTAGCAGTAAGACTTTCTGGTCTGTGGTAATAATGAATTTCTGCGTTAAAAATAGCGTTTGGAGTGGGTGCTAGAATAAAATTATTTAGATCATAAACAGCATAATATCGTGGAACCCCTGTTGTAGCTGGGTTTGGATTATACTCTTGTATAAAATTTACATCTCTTTGCTGTAAAAATTCTTTAGAATTATTGTTTGTTACCGATAAACTAAAAGAAGATAAATAATCTGCTGGCACTGCTAAAAACTCATTATTAGCTGCCGTTACACCTGTCGCATTTTTTCTAAAAAATTCGAGATCTACATTTTTAAAAATACGTTCTTCAGCGGCTAATATGTATCTATCCAGATGTGAAACAAAAGTGGCCTCTTGATTATCTGTATAATCTTTAATTGCAGTCTTTAGTTCTGTATATGTATAACTCATGGTGTGTTCGCCTGCCAGCCCATGCCACTATGATTAGTGCAATAGTAATACAATGTTGGTGCGCCAGAAGCTACTGTTATTTGTGTATATGCTCCTGCAGATCCAGGAGTTCCGTTAGTCGTAACTCCAGTAGTATATTCAGATCCACCACCATGTGTACCATTTGCAGTAGTGCTAAAACGTAAAGGATGACCTGAATTAGAGGAATCACTTTGATCAAACCTATAAGTGCTACCCTCTGACAAATTTAATAATACATCCGCTGTAGCAGTAGATCCGTCTATAGCAAATTTATTAGCAGAACCTACATTATAATACGGATGATTAACTGGATTGCCCCCAACAACAGTTACTGTGTAAGTTGCCGCAATACCTGTGCCTGTGCCTGTAACAGTTACATTGTTTATAGAACCTGTGCCAGTAACACCTGTAACAACTGTAAGGTTAGGAATAACAGAAACAACATCTCCACCAATCGTTACTGTTCCTAATTGAGTTTGTGCTTTAGGCGCATTATTTTGAAAAGATAAAGTTACTAAATCAAAAATAGGTAAAGATATTTTTTCATTTTCAATTCTAGCTGTGTCAGGACGAGGCTGTCTCAAAGCGGTAGCATCTGAAACATTATTACTAGGCTCTAACTGAGGATGTTTTTCTTCAAATTCAGACCTATGTACAACTAAACCTGTCCATTCTTTTATTCTTTCAGAATAAGGAAATCTCATTCCACTTCTGTCAGATATAAAATATGCATGTTTTCCCCTAGCATACGCCATTTAAGTTAGTATCCTTGGCACTAGCTGAAGACTTGACCTATCTCTATCTTCTGAGGCAGCTCTAGTAAACTCTTCATCATACATAGATTTTAACATAGCTGATCTATCGGGAGCAACTTTAATAGAAAGATAATAGGCTAAACCTGCAACTAGACATGGGAAAAACCTAAACGGAACATCGAAATCATTCGTATAATCGTCAGCATCGTCTATACGAACTAAACGATAATAAATTATTTGATCAGTAGAATTTTCAGGAGTTTGCCATAAATATAAAACAGGATTTACTTGTCTATCAACAAAAAACTGCGAGGGTTTACCAGTGCTTGTTTTATTTGGTAAATTTAAATAAGCACTACGAGATATCCTATCTACCGAAGTATCCGTATTATTACGACGGATAACCATTTCTAAGATATCTATCGTGTCAATACCCAGTGTATAATTAGCTGTTCCTGCTGTTAAAGTTGTGGTAACTTGTTCGACAGTAAATAAATTTATCCCTCTATTAGCCCATTCTGCTAACATAATATTTAAGGAACGACGTGCGCTTCTTAAGGAATACCCTGTTTTACCTTCACCCCCACAACGCTCGTAAGCCTCATCAATGGCTTCAGCTACGTCTATATTGAAGTCTCTAGAATTAGAAACAGCCATTACTTATCCTTCGCATATAAATTATCGAAGATCTGATTTACGTCCATTGTATAGTCTAAATCTGACTTTGAATAGTGAATATGCTGTGAGGGTCTAAAATCAGGTGGTCCTTCTCCTGTTGCAAACCAAGCAGGATGCGTAACACGAACTCTGTTATTCGGTAAAGCGACTATATTTCCTGTCCACTTACCAGCATCTAAAAGCTCAAGAACATGACTTTGTTTATGTTGAGCTGGATCATCTGCAACTTCGCTTTCTGTATAATCTACAGTAAAGTAATATTTTGCTGGAAAAAATTGACCATCTATTTTAGCAAGCCATGGGCAAGGATGAGCGCGGTCTAAACGATAAACTGCGTGTGTATGTGACATACAATCCCACGGCTGGGCAAAATGAACAGGCATAGGCTCTGGCCATTGATCAAAAGGAGTATCACCAACTAATGCTGTTATGGGCATTCTAGCCCACATTGCTCCCCCATGAACATTAGGTTCATCTGTGTCATCTACTTCGAAACCTGTAAACAACACTTGAAAACTTAAACAACGACTGGGCATCGTTGTTACTGCAATAGCCATAGCGTGTAAAAACTCACCATGGTATTTTGCATGGTTATGCGTGTACTCTCTACGCACCCAGCATTTAAAGTGCGTGATGTTACTTTGAAGATAAGGCAATTTACTTCTTAGCCTTAACTCTTTTTATGGCCGCATTAAGACCGCCAGAAGCACCGCCCTTAGATCGTCTCTTAACGCCGCCCATAGCACCGCCCTTAGATCGTCTCTTGACACCACCCATAGCACCGCCTTTTGCCATGCCTTTAGGACGACCGCCGCCCATCATTCTACCGACAGCTTTTTCATCAACCATGCCGCCCATAGCCATGCCAGTTACATCCATCGTTTTTCCAGGATTTAACTCCTCAATAACTTCTTTGGCTGCTGCAATATCTTTAGAAGTTAATTTTCCTGTTTCTCGTGATTTAGCTAATTTTTTAGCTGCGTCATCACTTTCAGAACCACCTCCTGAACGTCTTCTAACGCCACCTCTCATGCCGCCTTTCGCCATTCCTTTTTTCTTCATCATGCTTTTTTCCTCTTCTTCCTTCTTAGAGGTTGTACATTACGAGGCTTCCCCTTAGAAGGTTGCCCTAACTTCACTTTCTGCCTAACTCTACTTCTTTTTTCACTAGCTGACAATTCACCAGTTGTTTTAGGAGTTTTAGAAGAAATACGCTTGGAAGGGCGACAATAAGGAGTTCCGCGTTTTTCACCCTTCTTTCTGCCACATTTCTTGCCAGTGCGTACATCTTTCCAATCTTCTTTAAACCATCTTTTTAAAGCTAATCCTGATTTTGTCTTACGAACAGCCATAATTAACTCACAAAATCTTTGTCACTTTACGTCTATCATTCATAACCTTACCACAGCCCCTAGCAATATTTGGATTTTTACTAGGACGTTTTGCTGTCTGATTCGCAAGTGTTTTACCATATCCTCCGTTAGAGGCTTTAGCAACTTTCTTCTTTTTGCTACCTTTGCCGTAGTTAGCAGCACCAACCTTTCTACATTTAGCAATAGCACCTGAAGCATAAGCACTCGGAAATACTCTATAACGAGCTTTTACTTTGCGATAACAAGCGTCTTTAGGCATTTTTGTTAGCCCTCCTTATGCTTTCTTTACCTTGCCGAAATATACGTGCAACTTCGGTTTTTCCCATAACTTTAGCTCTTTGCTCACCAACTGTCAGTATTTGTATTTTCCTAGCAAAAGGTTTCCTAACTTTTTTAACTTTAGCTACTGTGGCTCTAGCATCAGCTGGAGTAGCAAACTTTATAGATACTGTATCCTTCGGATTCTCATCCGTATATAATCTTCTTCCACTACCCTTTGGCTTTTTACCTGTGCCTTTTTTAGGATCTTCTTTTCTTTTTACCATAATTTTTAAACTTTTTATTTTTTACTAAAGTCCCTAAAGACTTAGCTTGTTTTGCATGTAATTTAGATGCTTTTTTAAGACCTTTTATGACTTTTTTAACCCTTCTTACGTGCATTTTTCCTTTTCCCTGCGCAATATGCTTTTTCGCTAAAACCTTTAGGTTTTTTACAGTTTATAGACCTCTTTCTTTTAGCACTCCACTTTTTCTTTTGTGGAGGCTTAGATATCTGTTGCGGCATACTTCCTCTAGATATCGTCAAAACAACTTCTCTAAGCCAGCAACAACAATAATTAAAATACCAATGCCATAGATTTTTTTATCTAAATCTTTTAATTTTTCATTTTGTTCTTTAAGACGTTCTTCAATATGTTGATATCTTATCAAACACTCAGCCTCATGTTTTTCTAATTTTGATAAAACAGTTGAAGCTGCTGTAGTCTTTTTTCGAGTTGTCTTTTTAGCTGTAGCCATAATTAACACTTCCATCTTCTACGAGCTTGACGTAAACGGCTGTTAGGATCTCTTGCCGCTTTCGGAAACTTTTTCATTTGTCCTGCAGATCTAGCACAAAATGACTTACGCCTTTTTGCTGCTTTACTGCCTTTTTTAACTTTACCTGTAACTGCAGTTTTTAACTTACTTCCAGGATTCTCTCGCCTATAACGAGCGACTCCAGCTTTAGTCATTCCCGCCCCACTTTTTGTGGAGCGGAAATATTTTTTAGTTTTTGGAGGATTTTTAGCTTTTTTACGAGCCATTAATCATAACTCTTTCTGACCTGCATAATTATTGTGTAAGTATCTGCAGAAGAATGTCCAACTGTTGTGAACATAATATCTCCAGTTACTCCAGAGCCAGCATTGTTACTTAAGCCTCCAAAAGAAGAATAGTCATGGTGACCACTTTGATTTTCACCCAGTTCAATACAAAAAGCATCGGTACTAGCGTCAAATAAAATCTTGACTTTCATACCATTACACTGCCACCATATCTTTTCTATAGTAGCTCTTGTACATGTAGCACCAGCAGAATTAGTCGCTAAAGCAGATACATCTACTTTTTTGACTGCGCTTTCCCCAGTGCCATCAGATACATTAGTGAACTTTAGTACAGCTGTTTTTTGACCATCGACTAGCGTTTGAGATGTTACGGCATCGGCCATGTCAACCTCCTTAGAATACTGAGTATTCTAGTTCAACTGTAAACCTTCCAGCAGTAACGTCAGCATTCACTGTAGTTGTTGCTCTTGCATAAAGATGAACATTTGCAACAGCCGCTGTGATATTAGGTACAAAAATATGGTAATTACCAGCTGTATCGTTAAAGTTTACATCGATCTCAGTAATAGATTGAGTAGCACTCAACTGTTCATTAAACGATGTTACACCAGCACCAACTACTTCAGTTCCACTAACAGCTGCATTAGTTGCTGTACCGCTTGTAGCACTCAAAGCAAGGTTTCCAGCTAAAGTCTGACCAGCAGCTGTAGTAATACCAATTAACGCCCTATGCACAAAGATTTTACTGGGTGTTACTAAACCATCAGGCGCATCTACGTTAAGAGTACCTAACTCTACAAGACAATCACCATCTGCATAAGCAGTAGCGGCAGCGTTTGTTGCTGCTAATGATCCTGCAAAAGATTGAATTTTACGTGTTCCCATAGAAACAAGCTGTCCTGTTGCATTAACAGAAAAACCAGTCTGCGTAATCGCTCCAGTCGTAGAGCTTTCATTAATTACTTGAAAACCATTTTTAGAACGGACTGCTCCGCTAAAGGTAGTAGTAGCCATTTAAGTCTCCTGTCTTGGCTAATGTCAGCTCCCCTTGAGCTGTCAGGAATTAATACTGTAAACGAAAAAAGGGCAACTCGCAAGTCGCCCTTTTCTCAATCGTTTTTATGTTAAGCTCCTTTAGAGCCAAACACACAACGTGGGTCAGAGAAGCCGAAGCTATAACGCTCACGAGCTTTAAACCGCATGTTACCAGTATCGAAATCACCTTCCATTTGGGTTTTAATCGGCGCACGTTCGAAGTGCTTAAACCCATTAGGTGCGTCCGTTTTAATAAAGAACGCATCTGTATCAGTTAGGAAGTGATTTATAGCGTAGCCTTCTGGTAACATACCTCTGCTACGAAGAGCATTGATATCGTTATCAGCAGTGCCTGTTCTTAGAGCAGACGCTAACAATCTCTCCGCAACAAACTGAAGCGAAGAAGGTATAATTAGCTTCATACCCCTAAGAGCAATTTTTAAACCACGCTCATCTACGAACCCAGAAATACTGATAAGGAAGTCTTCCAGAGAAGTTTCATTCAAATCAGCGTCAGTTGACGGCTCATTTGCAAATGTTCCTCCACCAGAAAGCGGATGAACTGTTGAACAAAGCTCAACGCCATCACCACCAGTTACAGTGTTATCAAAGGCATTATTAAGGACATTAGCTGCCTTAACTTGCTTTGTATGTGCCATAGAACGAGCCAAAGCGCGAGTATAACGAGACGCTAAACGATCGTACAAGTTATCCTCTATTGCTTCCTCAGTAATTGAAAAAGCTAATGCGATGGTTTCGTGTGTGTAGCGAGAAGTAAATGACTCTTGCGCGTCATCAAAATTTACCGCTCCACCTTCATTTTTGGTTGGTGCGCTACCAAAACCAGCAAGCATTACCTCTTCTTCAAATGCACGATCTGAAGATTCAGTATCAAAAATTTCTGCATGCTCGTTTTCGTAACGATCATATTCCATGCCAAAGAGGGCATTGAGTCCTGGCTCAAGTTCTTTGGCGAGTTGTGCTCTTGAAATAGGCATTAGTCAACCCTCCTACTTAGTGCCAGTTGTTGTCTTATACGCATGCTCGTTGATAATAACGTAAGCATTCGTATTATTAGACGATTGATCACTATTATCAGGATCCCGAGAGATACCGATAATCCGAAGTTGCGCTGAACCAGAAGCCGTAGTTGCTGAAATTTCTCCAGAAGACTTACCAGTAGTTGTGCTACCAGAAGTCATTGAAGTGGTATCAGCGTTCGCACCAACACTAGCTTGCGCAAGCGTTCCGTCACACTGAATTTCAAAAACTGTGTCTGGATCGTCAATAACTTGAGCAACAATATCAGAAGCAGCAATACTTCCAGGATAAAAATTGCTAAAGATCTTCTTTTTTGTCGTAGGATCAGTATAACTACAACCATTAAATACACCTACACTATCATCTGCAGTATTGGTTCCAGGAAGAATATCTCCCCCACCACCTGCATCCATGATTACGAGCATGCCCTGAAAAATAGGGCCAGTTGCTCCAGACGCAATAGGATATTCGTTTGTAGTAAAGTTAGAAACTCCACTGAGCATACGGACAGGCTTTAGTCCAAAAGCGGCGTCGTTATTTGCCATTTTCTTCTACCTTCCATAGGTTACAAAAGTGGCCTACTTAGTGTTCGGACCACCAAAGGTTACACGAGATTGCCGATCTTTTGTAATCGGCATTGAAGGATGCTGTTCCTTCATAAGGTCATTGTCTACAGCCGTCATTTGATCTGAAGTTCTATTTTGAAAATACTCCTGACGACTTTCAGCAATTTCCTCTGGCACCTTTGCCAACATAAGTCCTCCTACACCAATGACTCCTGCATGCTTTCCGTCTTCAATAGTAGGCACATCGAAGTCTGGATAATCTTCTGCGCGAACAGGTTCATATCCTTCACGAATTCTTCCAGAAACATTCTTTCGGTCTTCTTCACCACGAACTTCTGTACGAATCCACCTGAATTTATAGCCCTCAGGAGGCGTTGGTGCTTCGAGAGACGATGATGGTCTCCAAGGCTTTCTGCGCTCTTGCTTTGAGCGTGTTTCAGCAGCGCGAGGAGTTCTATTTGAGATTTCAGACATACTAAGCCTCCTTCACGTGTCTCGCATATTCCTCTAGGGGAACGCCGAGTTTTTTAGCAATGGCCACTTGACTTTGAGTCAAACGAACAGTCTTGCGTCCAGTTTTTACATTCCTAGAAGCAGGGGCAACAGTCTGGACGGGTTTCCGATTGCCCTCTGATTTTTGACCCTCAAACTTATGAGGGAATTCCTTACGAAGCCTATTATTAATTTCGTCATAATAGTCTTCTGATGAAGGGTCAAACCCCTCTTCTTCAATCAGTTTACGATGAATTGAGAACGCTGTAAAGGTCATTGCTTCATCTTTTCCAAACCATTCGTTCTCATTTGCCCATTTTTCAGCTCTTGGGTCGACCTGTGGTTGAGGCTGGGCAACAGTTTGCTGAGGCTGAGGATTAGAAATTTGTTCTGAAACTTCTTTTTCTCTTGCCTCTAATTTTGCTTGCTGTTGCGCGATTCTATCGTTTTGGACACTTAACTTAGCTACCATTTCTTGAGCATCAGCCATAGCTTCTGAGTCGCCTTCTTCATAAGCGGCTTTTAAAGCTCGTTTAGCTTCAGCTAACTCGCTCTTAATACGTCCTCCTGTTTCATTAACAAGAGTCGTACTAGCTTGACTGTAATTTGTTGAGAGTTTATCGTTATCGTCTTTTAACTTTTTAGCATAATCTATCGCGGCTTGTTCGCGTCTTTCTGCTTCTCTCATTTTATAAGTTAAACGATCAATACGTTTTTTAACACCCTCAGAGTATTGTTCATGCTCTTCAGAGGTCTCTTCAGAAGCTGCAACTGGTGCTTCTTCTGTAGATTCTTCTTCTTCTACTTCAACATTTATTTCCTCTTTTTCTTCAAAGAGGTCTTCTTGTTTCTTTTCTTGCGCTTCGGCCATTTATCTCTCCTATACAACCATTATATCGCGAGGATCAGTGATAGTAGCAATAATCTCGTCATCGTTAAGAATACGAGGTTCAGCACCATCTATTTTAAAACGAGAACCAGCATATCTTCCAAAAAGAACCCAATCACCCTCTTTACACCAAGGACCATCTGGGAACTTATTTTCATCTTTATATGCATCAGGACCAATACTAACCACATACCCTATATTGGTAGCAAGCCGATTACGCTCAATCGTTTCATCCGCGAGAAGAATACCACCTTTAGTTTCTTTAGATGGTGTATACGGAAGGAGTAAGACTCTCCACCCTGTTGGCTTTGGAAGTTTTTCCAAAGCAGAGGCTGAATCTTTATTTTCTTGATCTGGCAAAAATTGCATAGGATCAAACCGATTAGACGATACTTCAGAAATTTTAGCTGAAGCTCGGCGTTCCTTTTCCTTTTCAAGGATGTGGTCAGGAACGAATAACCTTTTACTCATCGTCGTCATTCTCCAATCTATTTCTAGTTTCTCTTAAAATTTGTTCCATTTCTCCTAAAGCGTAAACTTGACCCATGTAATGTTTATATTCTTCCATGTTTTTTACGCCATTAGACATCAAAGTTTCGCTTATCTCTGTCTGTCTTTTTTCTACCTTAGTTAAAAGATATGAAACTAAATCCATTTAAAAAGTGCCTTTAAAGTCCGTACCCTTTATAGCGATACCACCACCTTTACAACGACGTGCGGCTAAAACTTCATCTCCACCGCCGCCGCCAGCAAAAGCTGCTCGTCCACCGCCAGCTGCTTTTGCAACTTTACCTGTAGCACCTGCAATTCTATCTGCATAGGTAATTTTATCTGTTGGAGGGGCTAAAGCTGCAAATTTCTTTTGCTTATCGGTCATTTCTGACCCACCTTTTTTACGTTTTTTAACACCTTTATCTTTTTGACCCATGGCTTCTGTTAAGTCGAATCGTAATATATCCAACTTATCAGGATCAGTTTCAGTTTCAATTTTTTCTAAAAGCTCTTTAACACGTGTATTACTCATTTATTTTTTCCTTGTTGCCATGGTTACGTTAGCACGAAGCGCAGCAATATCCTCGTCTGAAGATATTTCAGCTCTTTTAAGAGCTGCTTCTTGTTGTAGTTTAGCGGCCTCCAGTTGAGCTTTTTGCTGATCAGCCATAGCTTTACGTTGTACTTCTGATTGTTGGATCTGAAGTTCTTGTTGTTTCAGTTGTACAATCGGATCAGCTTGACCTGTGCCAGCGGCTTGTTGTGCCATTTGAGATATTTGTTGTGTTGCCATCGCAGTTGCCTCCGCTAAAGCCGCTTCTTGTTCTGGATCCATTACCATTCCTTCAGGAGGTAAAGGTCTTCCAAGTATCTGCTCAACTTGCTGTTTATACTTCATACCGAGATGTTCTTGCATATGTGCCATCAATACTGAACTAGCGATTTGATTCTTTTGTATATTAGGATCTTGTAAAAAAGATGAATGAGTAGCTACATGTGCATCGTGGTTTTGACTTTGGAATGCTTTTAAAGGTTTACCTATTAATGAATCTATATTTTCACTTACAGGGTCTTTAGGTATCGCCTCATCTTTTGGAGGTAACAAATCATCTATATTTTGTATACCTAATGCAGAATACATACGTCTATATGCTTCATGTAAATCATGTATTTGAGGAGCTGCTTGAGCCATTTGTAGTTGAGTTTGAGCTATTGTTACTCTTTGACTCATGCTAAACATAGCAGGATCACTAACAGGAACAACATCAATCCTATCGTCAAAATCATCTACTTTTACTTGAGAATTAGCGTTAGGAACTTGATAAGGATATTCATTAGGCAAATAATTCTTAATAACTTCTGCTAATATCCGTAATTCTTGACGTTGAGCATAATGTAAACGCTTATGAATTGCAGATAGAATCTTTGTTCCTTGTTCTAAAAGAGCTACTGTTGTCCCTACAGGGTTCGCCTGACTACCCTCACCTACTGTAAGGTCAGTTACTGCCGCAAAACGTCTACCGCTCTCTACAAGGACACCTAGCATTTGTAATAAGGTTGAAGATGGTTCTTTGTACGGCAAAGGCATAATCGCCTCTCGTATAGATGATCCTGGAGCATCTACATCACGAAATTCTCCAGGCTGTAGCGGTAAGTCCTCATCGCGAACGCGAAGACCACGTGCTTTAAATCCTGCTGGTAAATTAGCTAATGTCCCTGCATCAATTAATTGACGTAAGATAGAAGTGGCTGATTTAGTAAGCCCCCCAATCATATGGATTAGACCGAAACCATAAAAACCTAATCCTGGAAGGAACTTATAATGAGTAAAATAACGAATTTTTCTTCTTTGAGGGTCTTCTTTTTTATAATTACGTCTTATAGATAAAATTTCGTTAGTATCTTCATGTAACGTAACAATATAAGGATCAGCTATACCTGTTTCTTCGCCGTTTTCATCTACATGTTCAAATCCTGGAAGGCTTAAATCAACATGCATCTCTAAAAGAGTAACACTTTCTTCATTCTGTATAGTTCTACGAAAACCTGTTAAATCGGCTATTTTTTCTTTAGCTTCGTTTTCGTTATAGTCTGACCCTTCTTCTTGTATCTCTATATCGCGATAAAATCCATCAAATTGTAATTTTAAAACGTCATTTGAATTCATCACTACAGAATGAGTGATACGAGAACAAGTGTCTAAATTAGATTCAGTATACGAAACGATTAAATCGTCTGGCATAACGAATTTACTTACAGGTCTACTAAAGCTAGGGTCAAAATATGTTTTCTTGAAAGCTGAACCTGAAAGCGGTAAGTAAAAAAGCATCTGATCTAGCTCTGGATCGTATTCCTCCATAACGTCTAGAATCATAAAGTTCATAAAGTTACGAACACGCTCCGCTTGTTCTTCAACTTCTCTAGTATGCTCACCTATAATCCGTGTTTGGACTGGACCTCCAGGAGGAATCAGCTCTTTGTAGGCTTGCGCTTGAAACTGAGTCGCAGCTTCCGCAAGTAACGGATGGGTAACGCCAGAAGACCCTCTGAACGGCTCATCGCGATCTTCAGTCTTAATACCCAAAAGGTCCAAGCCGTCAGTATATGTATCCAACCAATCCTGACGCGATTCCAAATCATCTTTATAGGACGAAACAAGATCTGAAGCGAGGTCTTGTAAATCTCTTTCATCCATTTCTTCAGCGAGATTAGCGTAGAAGTCATCCTCTTCATCTTTATTGTCCTCTTCAACGTATCCTACGATTGCTCCACCATCTTCCAGCATTACAGTATCGTCTTCAGAAAAAAGAGAAGGCTGGTCTTCTTCAATAACCTCTACTTCAAGAGCTTCTGAGGGGTTATCAAACATCGGAACAATGGATTTTTCAACAGCCATAACTTACCTCAATAATATGTAAAACTCTTTAATTTATACTCTAATTCGTCTTCTTCATAGTCAGAGGGCTGACGTATAAACCCTCCTTGTCTAAATCTTAACAAGGCTTGAGTCGTAGAATCGACCAAATCGTCGTTTTCTCCGTTGGGAAATTCGCATAATTCTTCGATAAGCTCTTCACCGAACCTCGTTTCTGGTATCCATACCAGTCCAGACTCAAAAATGGGTGCCACAGCGTTAGTCCTAGCAATCTTATCATTCCCTCTAGTAGGCGTATAATTTTGCACAGGTATGCCCATAGCTCTTAATTCGTGCGTTAGGGGCATCCCAGAGGCTTTCGCTTCGATAATAACTGAATCTGGCTCCCAATGTATATAACTTTCGTAAGCTACTTTCTTCAATTCAGGAAAATCAAGCCTATCTTTGACTGAATCAAGCAAAATTATGTGGTAATTTCCGTGGTCTTCGTCATTTTTAAAGACCCCCCACGTTGTTATAGCACTAAAATCGGCTTTTTCTGACTTTGAAAACGCTGTATCATAACTTTGTATGATATATTCGGGCATAGGAGGCTCTTTTTTATCCCAAGTTTGTATCCATTCGCGTTTTATTATGGCTCCTTCGCCACCTGTAGGCTCTTGCATCCACTGTGCAGCCCATTTTGCGTGTGGAAGTGATGCTCTAACCCCTTCAAGCTCTTCAATTTTCCAAAATTCAGGCCAACAAGGGTTTCCTGACGGCATAATTGCAGGAAATTCTATAATTTCCCATTGATCAGCCTTTGGATCGAGAGCTTGAGCCTTAATTAGTTGCCCTGTTAGGTCTTTTTTCGACCATCTTGTCATCACAAGGATGATTGTCCCTCCAGGCTGTAGACGTTGACGAGGTCCAGACGTATACCATTCATACGCTGATTCCATCGCCGTTTCACTCATGGCGTCTTGTTCCGAGTGGGGATCATCAATAATAAGAACATCAGCACCGCGACCAGTAATAGCTCCACCAACACCTGCCGCAAAGTATTCTCCTCCTTTGGCAGTTTCCCATCTTCCTGCCGCTTTGGAATCTGCTCTAAGTGATACATCTGGAAACACCTTTTTATAATCTTGCGTATCTACAAGGTCACGAATTTTACGACCAAAACGTACAGCCAACTCACCTGTATGCGTAGCTTGAATAATTTTTAAGTCAGGTTTAAGACCCAAGAGCCAAGATGGAAGCATATATGACGACATTTCTGATTTTGAGTGTCGTGGACCCATATTAATAATTACACGTTTTAATTCGCCTCTAGCTACGCGATTAAAAGTTTGTGACATTTTACGATGGTGGTAGCCTTCTATGAACGATGGCCACATTAACCTAACGAAACTTAAAAAATCGTCGCGTGATTGTTTACGAATTTCGCGTTGTTTTAATTCTTCGGCGATTATAAACGCTTGTTCAGCTTTTTCGCGAGGGAGATGAGAAAAGTCTAAATCAGTTAGCACCTTGTTGCTCACTTACTTCAGCTCTAAATTTTTGTCGTAGTGCACTTGGACTCAAACCATCTTTTTGAATAGTATCTAATACTTTTACGAAATCATCATCAACGCGGAAAGATTTAGTTGGGTCAGGGGTGCCACTACCTGCCCCCATATATACTGGACGATTTGCCCCTAATTCCATTTGCATAGCTGTATCAGTCAAATATCCTGGTTCTGGGTCTACATCAGAAAGACTATCCATATTTTTAGATTTTAAAACAACTTTAATTTCATCATCTATTTTTTGTATAGCTTCTCGTAAAGTCATTCCTGGATTCATGTCCATAAAATCTTCTAATAATTCTAAAGTAATTGGAGACTGAAGCGAATCTGTTGCAAACCCTTCACGTGCAACTTCGTCAATAAGTTCTTTTTTATCTGCCGCCACTCTACTATAAAAATCATCTAAAGGTTTATCTAAAAGTTCGTCTTTATTTTTAGCTGATGGTGCAGGTAATCTAGGCATACCTGCTAATTCTTCTAATTCTGTTTTTAATTCATTTAAATGATATACCCCTTGTAAATCACCTTGAGGAGAATCTTTTCTTAAATAATAAACATTTTTAAGTTGTTTTTGTACAAATGGTAATTTATCCAAGAGCGAAGAACCTGTAACTTCAGGTATTGATTTTACAGCAGCTTTTGTAGCTGTCGCTGCGCCTGTAGGTAAATCGCTAATTACTTTTGCGATACCTGTCGCGGCTATAGGTAAAGCTGCAATCCCTTGAGATACTTTTCTTCTACCAACGTCAACCGCTTCTTCAGTGGCTTCACCTTTCGGAAACATCCGTTTTATACCTTTAGCCATAAGCGCAGTTGCTGGGAATGCTTCAAGCACACTTAATCCAACTGTCGCAGCACCAATACCTTTTCCAACTAAATCATCAGCACGTTTATATTGCCTCGCTCCTTCTTGACCACCAAAGATCGCTTCAGCTGGTGAAAAAGTAACCGCGCCTATAGACCCTAAAAAAGAATCAGCATTTGCATCACCAAAAATATCGCGAGCTAATTCATAAGATCTATAATTTTCCATACCCATTTTATCGCGTAAAAAATTAGCTACTGATTTAGTAGATTTTTCGCGAAGCGTAGGTTCATAAGGTTGGAGTGTACCTTCTGACATTTACGAAGCCTTTAATGAAACAGCTAATGAAGGTGCGTCACCTGCTGCTTCGGCAGCAGCCGTTGATCTTTGTTCTTGCATTTTTGCTACATCAGATTCAAATTTTTGATATACTGCTTCAAACTTTTCTGGTTCCATTTTATATAAAAGAGAAGGACTTATACCATAGGCTTGCGCAACTTGTTCTTCTGGATCTAATCCTGTTTCGGTTGCTCCTAATATAGCATCTACTGGTATTCCTGCTAAACCAAAAGCGATTTTTGGTGCGGCTCGTCCAGCCCCAACTAACGCAGCCATACCAACATTACCGCGTTTGTACGTTTCTTTAATATCTATATCACCTTGACGATCGGGAAACATCCCTTCGTCCATGATACCTTTTAACATAAAATCTAAACGATCTTTAGATAATAAACCTTTATCTAATTGAGCCTTAACAGACGTAATATAATCATCTGCTTTATTTAAATCTTGAAAATATAAATTTTCAGCTACAGCTTTTTCTATGCCGTTTTCAAGATTCCTGTTAAAAATTCTTTTTGCATGGGTATGTAACGCTTTTCTATTTCCTTCTATTATTTCAGAAGGGGTGACATCCATAGATCTTGTAATCGTACCACCAAAAATTCCTGGTGCTCTATCCATTCTATCAGGATACCTAGCTGCTTTTTCAGGCGTAAAACCATAAAATTGTCCAACGTCTTCAGCTGGGCCTAATGGACTACCTAATGATTTAATTAAATTTTCACCTCTAAACGCTTTCATCGGTTCATCAGGTAAAACAGCGCGAGACCTTGAACCTACAGGATCGCTCATTGCTATTGACGCATCGTTTCCTGCACGGATAAAATTTCTAAATAATTCAGATTGAATTATACCTTTTTGTTGAGGATCCATTATACTGTAAACTTCGCTGGTCGATAGACTGCTGGTCGATTAGCCTGATTACTAGGTAACGCACTTATCCCAAAATTAGGAGGAGGAACTACAAATGGACCTTTTAATCCTCCGTATATTTCTTGCGCAAAAAGATTATTCATCGGCTGGGTCGTATTAGTATCGTCTTTAATTTCTTCAGGTTCAATATCTGTAGGTAATAATATTGGGTCACCATCACCTTGATCACCTTGATCTTGAGGCGAACTAAAATAATCTAAAAATGAAGGTTTAGTTAAATCAGTAATTGGAGTATCGCTACCTATACCAATATCAACTTTACCTATATTAGCCGTAGGTCTTTGTTCAAACGCAGGAAAATATCCAGGAACAACATTATCTGTAACTGGAGGTAAAGACTGTGCAGCAGTAGTATTAAAAATACCTTGACCGCTCATAAGACTTTGAGCTGCTTGATTAGCTTGACTTAACGCAGTTGTACCTACACCCCCTGTAAAAAGATCTATACCTTGTTCGAAAAGACCCTTATCAGGAGCAGGTTTAAAAGGCTTACCTGTTACAGGATCAGGAAGACCTTCTATACCTTTTACTTTATCTAAATCGGTAGCTGCAGCAAGAATACCTAATGGTAAACCTATTGGAGTAAATGCTGCCGCTCCTCTTGCCAACATTTCAGCAGTGCCAATATCTCTTGGCCTAGATTGAACTGGACCATATTGAGTTACATCACCAACACTTAACCCTCTTCGGATTTCATTAGGTTTATAAGCAAATCTAGAAGGGTCTACATCACCACCTCTATCAGCTAAATCTTGAGCATAATCTTGCTCGGTCATTACTTGCATAGGAGAAGATGTACCTTGAGCTTTTGCCGCCGCGTCATATGCCTTTTGTTCTTCATCCGTCAAGTTATAGTTTTTCATAGTCGTCAAAACTTTAGCTTGACCAAAAGGATCTAAATATTTTTCGTATGCTTGATTCCTTACAAAATCCTTTTTCGTTTGCGACATATCAGGATAACTTGTTTTTAAATCAACATCTTTTCCTGTAAGCGCAGATAAAAAATCACTTAAACTTGAAATACCTTTTTTTACACCACGACCAAGCGCAGTGGACATATTACCTTTGCCATAAGGATCTACGTCAGTAATATCCATAATTTCTTCAAATTTAGATCGGCTCATTGGACCAAATTCTTCGTCAGCGTCCGTAGAACCTGTACCTCGTCCTCCTCTAGTACCTCCTGTCATATTCCCATCTTCATCGAAGGTAGGAACCATATCATCTAATGTTGACTTAGGCGCAAGTGCTCCAGCCGCAGTAGTGCCTTTTTTAGCACCTGTCTTCTGTTTAACACTACTAACTGAAGTTTTTGTTGATTTAGGATCAACAGTAGTTACTTGCCTAGCTTTTGTGCCAAACGCTTGTTGTCTACCAGTTGGACCTTTATCACCTCCTGAAGGGGGAGGTGCTTTTGGTTTTGGTTTTGGTTTTGTCGGCTTATCTGGACCATCACCGCCTCCACCACCAAAACCAGCAGCTGCGGCTTCCGCAGTAGCATCACCGACTTCATCGGCGTCAGAAGAACCTGGACCCCGTCCTCCTTTTTCATTACCTGACCCCGACCTTGTGTCCTTACTTCCACCCATTCCTGGTTCTGGCATGGTACTCCTCCAATAAATGATATCCGCAAAAGATATACTAATTTTTGATCTATGACAAGGGATCTTGGACCATTAACAATAGTATGAGTGGTTTATGTAAATTTTTGTAAAAATTTTTGCCATATCTCGAGGCTGTTATAACACGATGTTGCTTATATAAAGGCCGTGCGCGTTTTAGGGGGGTGGGGGTACGAAAAAAGCCCCCCTAGTAGGGGGGCTAGTAAAGGGGGTATTAAGCCCCCTTTAAGCTACCGCTAGGCGGTAGTGATTAGCTTATCCACTTCCATCAGCCGCTTGCGGTAAAAGGTGTATATGCGCTGAACAGACTGGGTAGTAGCTAACACACTATCATCAGCACCTAACGCATCTAATAGTTGAGACACAGTAGCTTCACCCCCTAACTGGTCTAGGGTATAAAGTATAGCTTGAGCTTGAGCAGGTAGGGGCTTTTCAAGCGCACCTAGTTTAGCTACCGCATCATCTACTATTTTTAGCTTGACGTTATTACGGCCTTTAGCGGCAGGGGCAGGGATACCACACCTAGCGATTGACTTAGGGTCAACAGTAGGGGTCACAGTAGCACCATTAGAAGTAGGTTTAGAAATTTTAGTCATAAGAGAAGTCCTCCAAATCGGGGACGACAACCGCGCCGTCCCAACACATACTATTATATG